GCGGATCATCTGGGCTACATACTTAGCTTCGTCTAATAGCCATCGCGAGGTGGGTTGGACTCCTACATCATCCGCCCGGCTATATAGCTCTGCCGGAGCCCTAGCAGCCTTACTCATCAACGTCTCAGGCATCGCAGCCTGCGCAGCGTCGGCAAGCTTCTGCCGGAACGTCTCGATCTCGGCCTTCGGGATGATCCCGCGCAGGGCCTTGGCCATGGCGGCGTCGAGAACTTCCGTACCGGCGGCGTCGTCCTTCGCCATGACGGCGTCCTCGGCGCTGCGCTTCAGCAGGGTCGCGGCACGCCGGAGCTTGTTCGGTGTGACTGTCACGCCTTGCGCGGTGAGGTCGGCCAGGGCTGTGTCCACGGCACTGCTGTAGGCGTTGACGAAGTTCTCGCGGCGCTCGGCGCTGCCAAACTGGCGGCCGCGGAACTTTGGCTTTGTCTGGACGGCGGGCGTCTCGATGGCAGGTGCAACGCGCTCGTAAGCTCGCACGGCGGCGCGCTCTGGTCCGGTGAGCGGCTCACCCTTCTGCTGCTTGAGCAGCGCCACGCGAATATCTCGGCCCTGTTTAGCTCGGGACTCTACGTCATCGGCGCGGCGCGTAAGTTCGTCGCCTTTCGCAACTAGTTCTAACCCGCGAGCTTTATCACCGCTATTAAATGCCTCGTCAGCAGCGGTGTAGTAGGAATCCGCGCGTTTCCTAATTATGCTCGGGTCTGCTTTGTCGACGCTCGGTGCGCGCCCTTCTTGGCCCGGCGCTGCACCGAATACGCGATAGCCAGCGCTTGCGGCAGCGGCTTGCCCGCTTGGCGCTCTTTCGCCACGTTCGAGCTGAACGCCGCCTTGGACTTCGACTTGACCAGGGGCATCTCCTGCCTCCTTCTCGGCAACGCGCAGGAACTCGGCCTCCTGCGGTGTGATGATCGGCACGGCCGGAGCCGGCGCGGGTTGCTCGCCGAGGACGACGGGCTCAGCGATGCGGGTCTTCTGCACGGGCTCGGCAGCAGGCGGAGCCTCGACGACGGGAACTTCGGTCGCCGTCTGGTTGATCACTACCTGGTTGCGCTGCTCAGTCGTGAGCGGCTGCACACCAAACTGTTCGTTGATGAACGCCTGCTTGTAGACTTCGTATTCCGGACGGGCAGTCTTGACCTCGGTGGCCGTGATCGGCCCGGTGACGCCTTCCTCGCGGTTGGCTCGGATGAACTCGGACAGCCCCATGGGCTCAGGCACGGCGGGGCCGGTGGGGGCTTCCGCAACAGGCGGGGCCTCGGGAGCGGGCGGCGGAGCAGGCGGCGGAGCGGGCGGCGGAGCAGGCGGCGGAGCGGGCGGCGGAGCAGGCGGCGGAGCAGGCTGCTCGCGGCCAGCAAAGCCGGCAAGCCCACCGGCGATCACACCACCACCGGCAGCGCCCTTGGCAGACGAGATAATGTAATCAGCGATCGCCTCTTCGTCGGCAAGCGGTGCCCCACCGGCGAGTCGCTCGATGGCCGTCTGCGGGAACTCAGTGCCTGGACCTTCGACCAGCGCCCCGATCGCACCCTGCTTGAGCATGTGCAACGGCTTGGACACGCCTTCCTTGATGATGTCCAGGCCCCCACCCTTGATGATACGCCCGACAAGCTTCTCAGCCCCAAGGCGTTCGAGCGCAGTGGCCCCAGCGGCGCCGAGGAGGGCCTTCGGGATATTCTCCTCGCCTTCTTTCTTCTGGATTCCGCGGATCTCGCCGTATTCCTGCGTAAAGATCGGCGCAAGCCCACCGATTACACCCCCGAGCGCGGCCCCGGCCAAAGCGCCTTTCGGGCCGAGGAACTTGCCCAACTGCCCACCAACTTTCGCGCCTCCCCAAGCGCCCGCCGCATAGGCGCCGAGTTGCGGGAGCATCTCGGAAACGGACTCTCCGAGAAACGTGCCGGGCTTCTCGATGATGTCACTCGGCTGTTGAATCTGCGCGGGGTACGCCTGTGCAATAGCCTCGCCAATCTCCGGCAGACGAGTCTTCAGGCCAAGGTCTTCGAGGGCGACGCCAGTCGAGCCGACCATCTGGCCGGCGGTACGTTTAACCGACGGGATGAAGATGCCCGGCTTTTGCGCCGGCGATTTCGGGGGAGCAAACTGCTCCAAATCCAACACGGGCTCGCTACTTGGGGCAAACGCCGTGAGGTCCAGCAGTTGTTCAGCCACTATTTGATCTCCGTGATGACTCCGCCTTTGACCGTGGCCTTACGCCCGTCCGCGAGGGGGTATGTGCCATCGGGGTTCTTCGTCTTCGCTCCGACTTTAACCTGCTGCGCTCCCGTCGCGCTCCCGGTTGGCACCGCACGTACTGTTCCGCGATTGCCCACCAGCACGGGTAGCGCAGCCTGCTTGAGCGGTACTGGCATGCTTTCCGGCCCAGCGAGAACCTCGCCCTGCTGAACGGCCTCCAGCTTGAACTCTTCCGGCTGCGCCTTGCCCGCAAGCGTCATCAGCGTCGCACCAATCTGCGCCTGCTTCGCCGGGTCGGTTTCGGCCAGATACTGCGCCTGAAGCTGGTTGAGCCTGGCCGCCTGGGCCATCTGTTGCTCGGTCACGCCGGTTGCCACCTCAGCCCGGCGCGCGGCAGCGCCCCCAGTCGGGTCGAGTCTGAGCCTGGTCCGGGCAATAGCGGCTAAGCGCTCCCGCTCACCGGCTGCACCGCCCTGCGTACGGGCCGCTTCACCGATGTCGAGTAACGCAGCTTCGACTTGATCCTTCTCAGCGCGCTTGACGCCCTCGGCATAAGCCGCGGTCTTGGTCCAGTCAGTCGTCGGTCGGCCGGCGACGTCGACGTACTTCGGAGTTTCCAGCATGCGAACGTCCGGTACAAACGGCGCAGCGGCAGGCTCCTCTGTGGCAGCAGGTTGGTCGGTAACTGCGGGCTGCTCGATAACGGCGGGCTGCTCGATAACGGCGGGCGTCTCGGCGACCGGGCGTGACTGCGCCGCAACCATGCGGGCGCGAAGCTTCGGGTCTTCGATCAAGTTGGATGCAGCAGCCGTTACGCGCGGCTGAAATTTTGGCCGAAGCCGCTGCATCGCTTCGTCGTCAAGAAGAATAGCCATGTCAATCTCCTATTTCGGCGCGTATTTGCGCTGATGTGCTTCGAGCATCGCCCGGTTTTTAGCCGCCGTCTCGGCTTTCATCTGTTCGATCGTCTTGCCGGTGGTCTCGGACATAACTTCGAGCGACGACTTTCCCTTCGTGTTCCCCGGTCCGGCAGGCACCGCCGGCATGACCGGAACCACAGTAGGCGCCTTCGTGAACGTGGGGTGTTCACCAAGCTCGATGAGCGCCTTGTTGGTCTGTGGAGAAACCCCGCTAGTGGTAAGCCGCGGGAGCGTAGGTACGAGCTTTTCAAGATCGGTCGGCATGGTCAGGACGCCTTATTCTCTGCGTAGCCGTACTGCGCCAACGTGTTCATCGCGCTCATGGCCGCCGCGGCAATCGCCGACTGCGCCTGAGCCCCGTCTGCAGCCACCTTCGCCTTGGACATGCCGAACGCTTCAAGCGCCTTGGCGCGGGCCATATAAGCGTTGTTGGCAGCGTTCCAAAAATGCCCGGCCATGTTCACGTCGGCGTTATAAAGGCCAACCTGCGAGTTAAACCACGCCGCCAGGGCATTCGAGAAGTTCGTCTTGGCATCGATGATCGCGTTGGCGCGGCGTGCGGCGATGTCGTGCGGGAGCAGGTACGCCTTCCAGTATTCGATCGCCGCGCTGATGCACGCCAGCCGGGCATTGACTGCGGTCGTGATGGCGAAGCGGATGTTCTCGATCTCGATCTCGACTTGCTTGATGGCGACGTCCCGGCCGAACGAACTGTTTTTGTTCGCAGCGTCCTGCTGCACCACCAAGAGTCGGTGCGCCAGCGCGCCAGGTGGCAGCGCGAAGCCGCGCGCAGCGAACGACGTGAGCGCCTCATCTTCGAGCCGGGCGGCTTCCAGGGCCTCCTTGTCTCGCCCGCGCTGCCATATCTGCGCCTCGACCGCGGCCGGGATGCCGGTACCACCGTTGTTGATGGTGTTGCAAATCCACGCCTCGACACTCTCCAAGCAGAAGCCGAGCGGTGGGAAATAGTCGTTGAGAAAGCCAGTGAATATCGGCTCAAGCTGCGCGGTAAGCTCACCCGCCTTGCTGTCATACTCCGACTTGTAAAGTGTGCTGCCGTCTTCGGTTATCGGCTTGTCGAGTACGGGAGCAATAGGCCCGCCGCCGAACGCGGGTTCGCTCCCAAGTTCGAACATAGCCTCGTCGATGGCGGTCTGGGCGTCTTCCGTGAACCCTTGCGCAGCCTCAGACTTCGTCTGCGCGATCGCCAGCGCGTTGCTGATGAGGGTATTGACAACCGACTCGGCGCTCACTTAAATTCTCCGTTCCAGAACAATCGGCATGAACTTGATCGTGTCGATCTCGAAGTCCGCCCCTTCGCGGTTCATCAGTTCGAAATTCCAGTAGTTGGATCGGAGCCCCCGGCCAATATCCACGCGCTGCTCGGCCATGTCCGTCGAGGGGTTCTTGACCGCGTACAGGTACTCCTGCCCGTTGACGATCACCTTCAACACCATTCTACCATCAGTTGAGGCGCCTATGTAGGCATGCGGGACACGTTTCTGCTTGGCCGTGTTGAAGTTTCGATTCCCCAAGGAGATGAAACTGTCGATCTGTGTGCCGTCGTCGTCGTCGCCTTCAAGCACGTACAGGCCGTCAGGGCGGATACCATAGTGCTTGCCGTCGTGCTGGCCGAAACCCGTGAAGTCGTAGTTGTCCAAGGCGGTAGAAGCCGCCAGATTCGGGTTGACGATCCACCCGACCATCTCCTCGTCGCCGGCCTTGATGATGACAGCCGCCGTGATGATGTCCGCCAGGCTGATCGATACCTTCTGGCCGGCGGTGAGCACGCCGAGCACGGCGGCGGATTCGGAGAGTACGATCTGCCCGAACTTCGAAGCGGTGAGCTGTTGGGCGATCGACGCCGAATCAAGGAAGGCCACCCCGAGATACTGCTGCGGCGTAAGCGTGGGCGTAATAGTAGCCGACGTAGCAAGACCCACAGCGATCCGGAGCACCGGGAGAAGATCCGCCGTAAACACCGCGCCGTCCGCATGTAGGATCTGGAACGTTACGGACTGCACAAGCGCGTCCAGCGCGGAGGCCGACGTCGTCAACACCATCGAATCCGCAGCAAGCAATTGCCACTGCTGGTTGAGGAACGTAACCTTAGCCGCGCCGGCGGTGTAGTGTGCCGCAACGCGAGCTGCGGAAAGCGCAGTGTTGTAGAGAGCTACTTCGTCTATGTAGCCCGCGAATTGCAATCCCCCGCTGGAAGATTGCCCAATCCGCATTGCTGTTGACGTGTCGTTATTAACTGTCGTTAAGTTGTCCCACACCTGGGACTGTAGCAACCCGTCAACGTACAGCCGATAGTCCGGGTTCGAATACACGGCGACAATATGGTGCCCGGCGTCGTCATCGATATCGTCGTTGGAGAAATTCACCGCAGTAACCGCCCCCGTACCCCAGTGAACAGTGCCAGCTTTTCCAGATGTAACATACTGCCGAAAATTGTTTTCCCGCGAGAACACAGCCATCTGTGTCATCACGGAGAATCGGAACCAAGACTCCGTCGAGTAAGCCGCCCCGTTCAAGTTGATTCCCGCATTATATGGGATCGCCACATAGCCGGCCCCCGTGAGCTGGAGCGACTTCCCTGTAGGCTTCGCCGGCAGTAAGCTCGCGGCACCGCGGGTGTACGTGCCAGTGTACGTCCCGTTGATCGCCGCCCCAACAGACCCAGAGTTGGTCGCGGTCGTGCCCGACGTTTCGTCAAGCTTCCACCAGCCAACCGGCGCGTCGGCGGTTACTTCGCTATCATAGCTCACAGGAACCTCACTTTAAGCGACGACGCATCAGCAGTTTCCGTGTCAGTCGTCGAAGTCGCAACCGTGCGGCGAATCCACACGCCATAGTATTGCCCCGTCGTAAGCGTCCCGAGATCGAGCGCGCTTCCTTCATCCATCGGCGAAGTGAACGTCAGCGCTGGATCGGGCGCGGTGTTCTCGTCCGCGACGGTGTCCGCAGTTCCGCTTACACCCGCCAGATCAAGCGCGATAGCTAGAGTGTCGGCCCCGACAGTATCGCTGTTGATCCACAGCTTGACCCCGGTCATGGAGTCCGAAGCATGGGCGTTCTTGATGTAAAAACAGCGGTACTCAACGTCGCCAGCAATTGAGTCCGCCCTGGCTACATTGTCAAACAGCTTGTTTTCCTGATTGGATATTGTCGGATTCTGCGAAGCGTTTCCACCGAGAGAACCGGTGACGGATGTGATCTTTACGTGGCTCAGGCCATCCGCGCCATAGACAGTGTACCTGCCGCTCGGCGACACATTGACGGCAGGCCCGATACTACCGCCCGGGGGAGTCCATTGCAGCGTCGTGCCGGACGTGAGGTAGGTCATCGTGCCGTTGCCGAGTGCATTCCCGGCCGCATCGTCGTAGGTGATGCCGGCAATCGTCGAGGCGGTGATCGCCTGCGACAGGATCACGCCGCCACCAGCGGTGGAGATCGCACCGCCCAGCGCCGCGGCAGGGTCGGTGTTCGCCGCCCCGCCGGAGAGAATGAATTTCAGATCAGCCGCTGATGCCATGTTTTAGGCCCATCCTGTAAAGACGTAGGGTTTGTCAGTGAGCGCGGCATCATAGCCGCCGGTCAAATTCGTTCCGTCCCCATCCGTGTCACGATACAGCCCAGCACTAGTGCGAGTCCAGAACTGTTGCGAAACATGCGTCACCGGCTCACCGGCAAAGAACGCGCTCACCACGCTCGATGGAGTAAAGTCCTGCACCCCATTCCCAGAAAAGAATTTTGCGCCTAACTGGGCAACGCTGTTATCGTCTGCCGAGTACGCATACGAGTCCAGTGTCGATGGCGTTCCGCCGTCGTTTGGATCGTAGTAATTGTATGAAACCACTTCTGCCCCATCCATCTTGTGGATATCGACCAGATTAAACACATTCAGCCGATGCTTATACGTCGTGCCCGAATCTTGGATGGTGGTCTGCTTGTTGCCCCACAGGTATACCGCTTCCGCATCACCAAATGGCACAACAAACAGCATCCTGCACGCCTCCGCAAATGATCTGGTGTAGGTAGTCTTGCTGTACTCGACCGTAATCCAACCGGTATATTCGTGATTCCCGGGGCCGATGGAGACCTGATCGTGCCCAGCTGAACTCCAATTCCATTTCGTCAATGCACAAGGCCCGCTCCCATAAACAAGCGGTTCAGCAGCCGCCTCACCAATATCAACATCGAAAGCGTATGGTGCATATTCATGGTAGAAAAAATCAGCGTGCGTCCTTACCTTATCCGAATATTCAACTATGGTTCCAGAGTATGCCTCCTGGCTTCCCGTGATATCTACGCCATCCGCCGAGAACCCGGCCACCACCGGTTCTCCTGTTCTCACGTAGTCTCCGTAAGCGATGCCATTCAGTCCGAGCGACGTGGGATCCACGACAGGCGGCGTGCATGTCACCCACCCAAGCACACCATATGCCTCGGCTGGTGTGCTGCTTCTCGACCTATACGTGGTGCTGCTCCCGCCCCCGCTACAGCTATAGCGCACAACCTTCAGCGCGTCGCGGTTATAGAAGCAGTAGATCGGCGCCCCATCGCCGTACCTGGCTCCAAGCTGCTGACCGAAGATTTGAAGCTTCTGCTCGCTCCAGTCAGGGAAGGCGATGACATGCTGCCACTTGTAATTTTTCCACTCCTGCTGCTCGACTTGCTCCAGCTCGAACGACCACCGGCGGCTTTCATTCTCCAACGCTGTATTCGAGGGATCGTCAGCTGCCGCCTCGTTATACTGTATGTTGACGCGATAGTGCGTAGAGCGATGCTTGTACGTCGATCCACCAGTGCTGATAGTCTCGACGTGTACGATGTCAGCCGCCGTGCCGCTCCAATTGAAGTGCCACCCGTAGCCGAAACTGGTGCTCAGCGGGATACTGACAGACTTCGAAATACAAAACGCAGGGTCGGGGGCCGACTGCGACAGGATGTATGCCTCAACCCGCTCTTTGTCCTCGCTCGACACAGTCGGGTCAAGTAGTAACGCGCGAAGTTTCTCGACGCACGGTGTCGTTTTCATCAAGAATGCGTTGGCCACGTTCGCGGTGGCAGACGCGCCTTTTACCCCCAACTGTACCAACCAATGCCGTTTACGGGCGTCGGTAAAAATTCCAGTGTGGGCCGAATGGAACTGGAACGTGAAGTCTTCTCCTTCCAGCTTCGTCAGCCAGTCAAGCGACGGGGGCGCGTTCGCTGTGTTGGTCGTGAATTTCCATTCGGCCAACCTCGACCCGTATTTTGCTTGGAAATAAAACCTGAGCTTCCCGGTAAAGATCGACGGCGGAATGCGCGACGCACAGTATTTCTTGTACGCCAGGGCAGTTTCGCTGTCCTCCTCGCGGTTGCCCTCGTCGTCCACGGCCGCGGCGAACGCCAATGACGCATCCAGCTCCACGCTGGGCTCACTGCCCGTGCTCGGCGGGCGTATAGCCCCCAAGAGCTTCTCCTCAGGCAGGTACGCCCGAATCGCCGTGTTGTAGTGCAGCGTGCCGTCTTGCCCAGTAAGCGCTGGGTTGTGCAACCCGATGTTTTGGAGGCCTACCGCACCAGAGTCCATGAATATCCGCGGGCACCCTCCTGCCGTGATGCGAACCCACCGATGCTCTCCGCTGATCCAAGCCTCGACTAGGACGCCCTCTTCTGGGGCTACTACCCGTTTTCCATAAGGCTGGCGCGAAGCGAGCAACTGCCGTACGAGTTGTTTCCCGTACGGCAAGTAAGCCCCCGCGCGCTGCGAATCGCCAAGCAGGATTACGTGGAGGTTTGGAATGAACCCATAATCCACGAGCGCTTACGCAGAAGTCATGCTCAGCGTGTAGGTGATCAGAAGCTGGTCGTCATCCACGACCGCCTTGGCGACACTGGCCTTGTTCGCAGCAAGTAGCGTGCCGGTCGTCGCGCTCTTGGTGGATACGCTGGTCAGGAACGCGCCGTAAACCGTCTTCGTCGCGTTGAACGTGAACGTGGCCTTGTTGGCGCTGTTCGTGGTCGACTGGCTCGACGCGGCAGCCTCGTTGTACTCCACGCGCGTCGCTTCATCGTAGGCAGTGCTCTCAGTAGCGTTGGCCGGGAACGTAGCCGCGGTGTCGCCGGCGACGGGCGTGTAATTGCCCTCGAAAACACCCATATACCACGGGGACACGGGGGTCGTGCCGTGCAGCAGCACATCCAAAGCGTGGTTCAGTCCCTGGTTAACGATGATGTTGCGGCACCGGTCAACCGACAGCGTGTCCCCGCCGCGGCGATGCTCGTAAGTGAACACGCCCCCGATGAAAATCTTCGCCCGCGGAACAAATAGCACCCCGTCGTCCGTGAGTTCGATACCGAACCGTTTGATGTCCTTCTGCAGCGATTTAGGCATGCCGTTCATGATGCTCTCCTTCTGACTTCCATCTCAACAAAATCTCGCGCCTCCGCGGCAGAGTCCGCTTTCGGCACGCCCAGTGAAACGATTTGCTTCATCCCGTCAACTTCAACAAGCGCGGACGCCCCAGTTGCACAAGGGTCCAAAACCAGTTGAGCGTCCTGCAAATTTGTGATCTTCCCGTTCTCGTCGGCGATCACCTGCCCTCGATCGCTACGCCACGTCCATTTGGCCTCGGCCGAAGCGTATGTTGGCATCGGCGCCAGGCTTCCAAAGGCTGCCCCGTAGGGCAGGCGAACGTCCAGCTCGGCCGTCGCCGGATCCGCCGCCGACATAAAGTACGTCTTGCCTGCGGCGATATACAGCCCATTCTTCGTGCCGGCCATCAAGGTGACGTCGTCCTTGAACAGCAAGAAACTACGCTGTATCGCACAACGCCCCAAGGCATACGGCTCCGTATACCATACTATTTTACCATCGGCGACAAAAATGCGCCCGCCCGCATAGGCGAGCACGTTCCCGGCCGGCGGCGGGACCATGAACTGCGTTTTCAATTCCTTTGCCGGGTCGAACGACGTGAGCGTGACAGAAGTCGTGCCGACCGCGACGGATACCGCGCGGTAGAACACCCCGGCGCCATTTGTCGGGGTCATGTATACGTTGATGGCCGCCACCTCAGACGAGGTCGGCTGCGGCAGCGTGCTGGCTTGCACCGAGCCATCAGTGACGAGCGTGATACCAACAGCCCTGCCCGCACCAGACTCTTCGCCTTCGTCGTTGACGAAAGTGCAAAGTACCTCGTAGTGCCCGGAAGGGAGCAACCCAGCGCCGCTAGTGAGCGCGGGCAACCCGGCGGGCACCTCCACTCCCCACTCACGTAGCGCGGCGTCGCGGATCTTCCCCCGCTGGTGGCCGTTCGAGTAGTAAACCTCGCCGTTCACCTCCATCCACGCCATTCGGGCAGCGGCTGTGAGATCAGCACGAAGCGAGGCTACGGTATCCGCCTCGACGCTATACGCGCGCAGCAACGCACCGTCGACGAAGAACACGCCCTCGTCGCCGGCGTACAGCGAGTGCCCATCCGCAGCAACCTCGACGCGGCTGTACCCGTCACGTCGACTTAGCCGACCGGCGTCATCGAGATAGCAATTGACCGCTTGCCGCAGCATGTCCGCGCCCAGCGCGGCGTCGGACAGGCGGTTGTTTACGCCCTTCGTAAACGGTCCGAAACTGGCGAGGTCACGATCCCCTCGTGAGAGATAGTCTTCAATCGCCACTCGCCCACCCGCCGAACCTGAACTGCGGCTCGCTTTGCTGGAACCGCATGCGGTCGCGCTTGGCCTCACGCACCACGGCATCAAACTCGGACAGCCAGTCTTTACCCTGGCGGCGGTCGCCGGAGTCGACCAACGGGTGGCTCAGACACATACCGGCGGCGTACAGCGCGAGGTCGAGATGGAACTCCTCGGGAACCTCGGGCTCTTTATCGCAGGTAGCCACCGAAATGTCATTCAGCGGCATGCGGACGACCGTCATCTGGAGCTTAAGGGCGGCGGCCGTGGCGTCGGGCTTGCGCCGCACGCGGATGCGTCGTGTGCCCATGTCGGTGGCGAACCGATCGGGGCGCCCCGAGTTCTCGGTCAGCACGGCGTTCACGTCCCAGAAGTCGGGATCGAACACCGTGCGGACGCCGATCGTCATGTTGTCGGCGTGGCCGACGCGGATCAACTCGACGTCGGAGTCGCTGAGCTTGGCCGTCTTGACGAACAAGACCTTCCTGTGGATCGGGTAGTCGTACTTGTCCTCGACCAGCGAGACCTGGCTGGCCTGCGGGTTCGTGTTGTCCTCCAGCACCCAGGCGCGGCGACAGAGGATCTTCTCGGCCGCCGATAAGTAGCGAGCGATCACCGCGTCGGAGAACAGGCTATCCTCGCCGCCGGCCAGTTTGTCTGTCCGGTCGCCGAGCATCTCCTTCGCGACGTGCGTGATCAGCTCGCTATTTTTCACGCCGCGATCTTCGTGTCAAGCCGGTCGCCGTTGGCGTCGACAACCTTGCCGAGGTTTTGGAACGGGAACCGGCGCATCGGTCGGACGACATGGCCATTCGGAAGGCCCGTGCGCTCGTCCTCGACGGCGATCGTCTTGTTGACCACAGCGTTCTCCAGTACGCCAATCACCTCGGGCGGCACTTCCACCACGGTGCCGCGCTTGATCAGGTACGCGCGGCCATTGACCTGCACCGGAACCGACTGGATCGAGTTGGCTTCGGTGCCCTCCTCGATAAGGATCGCGTAGCGTTCCTTGGTGGCCGAACCCGAAGCGGTGGCGACGCCAACCTCCATGGGATGCTCGTCCGCGACGGGCGCAGCGCGCATAGCCGCGTTGTCCGCTTCCAAGGCGCGGATGCGCGCCCGCAAGGCCTCGGAATCGTCACTGTCGCCAGCGAGCAAAGCTTCCGGCACGCCAGCACCTTCGTTCAGCTTCTGTGTGTTCATGTTCCCCTCCTATGGTTGGACTACTATTTCCCGCCGGGTTCGCCCCGACGATTTGCTTTTGTGGCTTCTTCGAACGCTTCCGCGTAGCTATCCTGCGGCAACTTGGCCAGCGCTTTGGACACAATGTCCATCACGTCCTTGTTGGTCTTGGCGACCATCTTCTCGGTACAGTCGCCGAGCCAAACGGCCGACGGTGAGTCGCAACCCTTGGCGGCCTTGCTATCCTTATCCCGCTTGGCTTCAAGCTCCTTGGCCTTCTCGTAGTCGGGCACCTCGACGGTGAACCCGTTTTCGAGCATCTCGATGCGGATGGTGAAATTACCGTTGATCATGGCGACCCCTATGGTAAAGCCGGTCCTACATTACGCAGGACCGGCTCGTGGTGCAGCGTCCTGCCCGCGGGCAGTTGCTCAGTCTTCGGCGATGAAGTAGAACTGGCCGCTGGAGGTCAGGATGGCCGCCGGGGCGTTGAAGCCCACGATGACCTCGTTGACCAGGTTCAGACGGCTCATGTCCGTGTCGGAGCCCAGAGTCGGCTCGTAGACGGTCCAGGTATCGACGGTGCCGGTGTTCAGCGCACCGACGGTGATGCCGTTCGAGGTCTCCAGCGTAGTGTCGCCGTTGGCGGCCTGTTTGATCGCCGAGTCGGCGGCCATACCCTCGTACCACTCGTACGAGATGCGGTTGGTGGCGTCGATCAGCTTGACGTGGCGGGGCACGAAGCCCAGCTTGACGACAGACTTCTTGACGGTGCCGGTGTCCTTGAACGAGCCGACCGCGCGGTTCTGGTGCGTCGGGCTGGTGCGCAGGGCGGAAGTGATAGCCATTTGCTTGTCTCCTTGTTTGGGTGTCAGTGGCCGGGGGTATTACCCCCGGCCTCCGGATTAGTTGGTGGCCGCGACTTCGGCACGCACCAGCCAGAGGTCATTCAGGATGACCGCGGTGTGCATCACCTTCCAGCCGGCAGTGCCGCGTTGAGCCAGCGGGTCGCCGGCGGCGGGCTTCGGATTCACGACCATGATGGACATGGAATCCTTGCCCTTCAGCGGAACCAGACCATAGGCATCCTTAGCCACGTACAGCACCGGATACACGTCGGCCTTGACGCCGGTGGTCGAGATCATCGCACCCTTGTCGCCGCCGCCGTCCGCGAAGGCGGTGAAGATGGTGGAGCGCAGGTAACGCACGTCTTCGACGGCGCCGATCTCGTTCGACCACGGAGTCGTGGACCCGTACTGCTTGGTCGGGATGAAGCCGCTGATATTGCGGATGTCGTTCTCGACGTCCGGGTGCACCAGACCGATGAACGAGGCCTCGACGGGCTCCGTACGGAACTGCGGAGTGCTGGCCACGACGCTGGTGATGTACATGGCGTTCTGGCGCTTCAGCGCACGGGTGCACTTGCGCTGCAGAGTCAGCGTGATCGGCGTGTTAACGTCGGTACGCACGCTACCGTTGGCGTAGAAGACGTTGGTGCCGGCCTTGATGATGTTCCAGCGGATGGTCTCCATCGTCTGCGCGGCTTGTTCGCCGAGCACGTCGCTGACCTGCTGCAGGAAGGGATCCTCGTGCGTGTCCTCGATGACATCCGAGAACGGCACGAAGTCGCCATACTGCTCCAGAGTCGCGGTGACGTCAGTCACGGTGACTTTGGTGCCGGCGGGGGTCACGCCCTCGACCAGCGGGGTCGTGGCCAGGGCCAAGGCGTTGTAGCGGCGAAACTTGGCGACCTTGGTGGACTTGGTCGGCATGACGTAGACTTGGCCGAACTTCTCCAGCACAAGGTACGGGACGCCGCGCGTCAGCATGCGGGCGACGGCGTGGGCAGCGGTACGCGGGGAAATGTCCCCATAAACCATGTTGGTAGCCATGTTGCTTTTCTCCTGTTACGTTGTTTGGGGTTGGGGGTTACGCCACCGTAGCGCTGAACGGCGTAGCTTCTGCGCCGCTCTGCTTCAGGGTGCCGTGCACGACCCACTGATTCGTGGCGATGTCGACCAATCGGATCGTATCCCCGATAAGCCCGCCCTGGCTGCCGCCGTTGAGCGTGATCGTGTCCGTATCGGCCGCAGTGACCCACACCCCGTTCACGGGGGTAGCAGTGTCATCGGCCGTCAGCACCATGCCGTCCATCACATCGGTCGCGTCGGCGACCTTGATGACGTAGCTGCCGCCCGAGGCGGAAGTGCCAACAATGAACTCGTAGACCGCACCGGTGCCAGCGGCGGCGGGAAGCGTAACCACGATGCCATCGGCCTTGTTCAGCGCGATCAACTTCTTGTCATGGCTCGCTTCGGTGACAGTGAGGGTAGCCGCAGTGGCACTCACCAAGCGCGCCGAAGTGTCGGCCGCACGGTTGATCTCGGCCGCCGTCGCGGTGACGTCATTGAACGATCCGCCAGTGATTGCGTCGAGCAAATCGGTAAGCAGTTTCTTGACCGAAAAGTCGGCAATCGACTGGTTGATCTGGTTTTTGTCAAAGGCCATGCACTACTCCTTTATCTCGTGAGGCTGGCCGCCGCTTCGTCGAACGCGCTGTCGTAGTCTTCGGGGTCAGCCCCCGAGGGCTTCGGCGCAGTGCGTTGCGTATCCACTGGGGCCAGGGCGGCAGCCGAAGCTGCGGCCGGTTTTTTCGGTTCGTCCTGTTTGGACGCTGCGGGGGCAGCCGCCTGTGGTTTGACCCCGATCGCTTGCTTGTAACGGCTGACCAAGTCGATGACTTCTTCAGCAGTACCCTCATTGTAAGCCTTGAGCAACCCGGATTGCAAGTATGCCGGGTGCGTCTTGATCCAGCCATCAAGTTTCGGGTACACCGTGTCGTAGTCATCGTGCGCCTTCAACACCTCGCCGCGGAACGACGTCGCCTCGGACTTCAGGTGTGAATTGATCAGCGGCGTGAAGTCGGCGTAGATGTTCTGCACGACCTTAGCGATCGTACGCGCGGCCTTGGCCTCGACCGCGGCGACGGCGTTCTTCAGCTTGATGTTGAACGCCGGCGCGATCTCGTCCCAGTTCTTCTCGAACTCGGTGAGAGTCTTCTGCTCGTCCTCGGTGAATTGCGGGTCGGGAAACTGTTCGTCGATCGAAGGTTCAGCGGCCGGCGGAGGTGTGCCCTTGTCGTCAGCGGCCGGCGGAGGCGTGCCCTTGTCGTCAGCGGCCGGCGGAGGCGTGCCCTTGTCGTCAGC